GGCACAGAGGTTCATGTTGATGACATCAGTCAGCTTTCTCCCGAAGAGGCGTTTGCTGCGGGAATGGCCGCGGCCAGAGATGCAATTGACCAAGTCATGGGCGCCCCCGATGGGCCTCCCCCCGAAGGCGGCTTTAGTGGCAGCGGCCCCATGGGAGAGCCCGCCGCGGAAGAGGAATAAATTATGCCCCAACTTCTCCGAGAATTTTATGAACTATGCGAAGGCGGTGTCTGTCAGGATCTTCTGACTGAAGCCGAGAAGAGGATGGTTCGGGAAGGGGCCATGTTTATCACAGGTCCCATGCAGAAGTGCAACACTGAAAATGGCAACAAGCGCGTATACCCTGAAGGTGTCTTGCGGCGAGAAGTAGATCGATATAAGAGTATTGTCGACGACAACCGCGCCCTGGGCGAACTTGACCACCCTGACTCTTCAATCATTAATCTTGTTAATGTCTCGCATATGGTTACAGATATATGGATGGATGGCATGACGGTTATGGGTAAGTGCAAGGTGTTGGACACTCCCGCAGGGCAAATCCTGCGTTCGCTAGTGGATGCTGGTGTTAAGATCGGTATCTCTTCTCGTGGAATGGGGTCGGTCACTGAGCGGCAAGGACAAACAATCGTTGAAGATGACTTTCAACTCATCTGCTTCGATATCGTTTCGGAGCCGTCGACACCCGGCGCCTTTATGGGACTTAGCGAAAACAAGCTCATGAACGAGCACGTTGAAAAGAAAAACAAAATAATTAATTTATTAAACGACATTGTGGGAGAATAAGCAGAGTGAGTGCTTCCGGTGGTCTTACAGAAGGGACGAGGAGTCTGAAAAGCGCCGTCACACAGTCAGTTGAAGCCGGCGTCCAGCAGGGAAGGTCCAGGCTGCATCGCTGGCTGATGACGATAGTTGGTGAAGAAAACCGAGAATGCGTGCTTGCTATTGTTGAAGCCGCCCTTATTCTTACTGAAGACATAATAAAAGTTGGAAGTGCTATTTCTAATAACACCTCGATAATCCTGCCTATGGAGGAGATGTTTCTAGATATAGTGGACATTGCTCTCTCGCTCCCTCCTAAGTGTTTATCTGACGAATACGTGGCCGCAAATTTTGGAAGAGTTTATGAAATCATGCAGCTCGCTCGGAAAGAAGCGCCTGGCGACTCTCTAGAGATTCGGCGTGATATGGTCGACCTGATTCGACAGCTCCCCGACATGGAAATTTTAGACAAGTTCCCAGGCCTTGACGAACAGCTTGTTGATAAATTAACTTTATTGATTCGTGATTCTAATCTTAATACGCAAGCAGACATTATGGTTGCGCTGTTACCGGATGATGCCCTCAAAGAGCTGGATGAGGCACTCAATTATAAAGCCACTGACTTACCCGGCGCCGGGTTTATCACGACGCTAAATGACTACGACAATCAGCTGGGAATTGACATTATTCCAGATAATGTAGTCGAAGGGCCCGCTATTGACCTGGTCTTGCGCACAGTCGGGGTTGCTGGCCTGGTGGACGCTAACGATACCGAAATGCTTTTGGGTCTTGTTGATTTGTTAAGAACGAAAGTAGCGCAAGCCAAGGAACGCACCATCATGGATCGTATTAAGACATTTGTAAAGGCACTTGCGGTACCTTCGTTGCCTGACGAAGAGGAGCCACTTAGAAAGCCGGTGCGTATCGAAATTGTTCCAAAGGGCGAAGAAATTATGGCGCCAACCCCTACAGGGAGAATAGAAATTAATGAAGGTGTCGTCAGACGCATGAAAGTATTAGCAGGTATACAATGAAAAAAACAGAATTGAAGAAAATTTTAAAGCCTCTTATTAAAGAGTGTATCAAAGAAGTCATTTTTGAGGAAGGGATTTTATCTGGAATTATATCCGAAGTAACCAAAGGAGTTTCATCCCCACCGCAAGTGGTGGCCAGCGCGCCACCGCAAGGAGATCCAATGGTGGAGCGTCTTAGACGGAATGCATTCACAACTGAGCAGAGTGATAGCCTAAAACAGCATAAAGCAAAATTAATGGCGGCCATCGGCGGCGACGGCTTTAACGGCGTGGACTTGTTCGAGGGAACGACGCCCGCCCCGGCCCAAGGATCTCCAGGACAACAGGCAGCCCCTTTGAGTGGAGTGGCCCCAAGCGACGCCGGGGTGGACATTTCGGGCCTCTTCAATGGCGCCAAACGGCATTGGGATGTTCATCTCAATGAAATAGCAAAGAAAGAAAGTAGGTGAGCCATGGCAACGAATGTGGCGGTTGAATTGAGGCGCGGAGAGTCTAGTGAACGACTTATTCGCCGCTTTAGTAAAAAATGCAAAAAGGAACGCGTCCTAGAGATTTATAGAGAAAAAACGAGTTATTATATAAAGCCTAGCGTGAAAAGAAAAATTAAACACCAGAAGGCTGTTCGCGAGAAACAAAAGCTACAAAGGAAAAAGGATGCTAAATTGTTTAGATAAAACAGCATTTAGCGTGCTATTTAATAGACGGAGAAAGAAACATGTCACATTTTAATTATACGGTAGGATTACAGAACGTGGGATCTTACCAGGTTTCTGGTAAACCGTTTGCCAAGGGCGGTATTGACGCTAGCAGCACCACGGTTGTGGGATTTCCCTACGTGACTAAGTGGGTGCAAGTTAAGAACAACACCGCGAGCGCGGTCAAAGTAGGCTTTTCAGCCAACGGTGTTACTGCTGGTGCAAACGATAACTATTTTACGATCACTAGCGGATCTACCAGTCAAATTTGGGAAGTTAAATTAACTGAACTTTATCTCAGTGGTGCGTCCGATGTTGACGTGATTGCAGGTTTAACAGGAATTAATACCGATACCATCAACAATACGGCCAACTCTCCCGAAGGTTCGAACTGGTCTGGCTCATCCGGCGTAGGCTAGGAGGAGCCGTGGTTGGGGCTATGGCGACAAATGGCATACGAGGCATTCTTAAAAGAGAATTCGCAACTACATAAATGTGAAGGCTTTTGGGGAGGGCCACTAAATGGCTGATCCTAAAAATAAGTGGTCGCAACCTGTTAACCCGCCCGCGCCGATGTTCTTCGGCCAAAAAGAGCGGGATTTAGTAAAACAGGTCAACGATGAGTTGGCCGAACGCGTCGTCGGACAGACTATTGCTTATTATCCAATAAGCATCGAAGATTCTAATTTCAGTGACATTTATGGTGAAGCGATTGAAAAGGTGTCGCTCCCTCCGGTTCGTGTGTTCGCATATGTTACCGTTGAGAATGAGCAGACCAATGATCGATACGGTTATGAGTATGAAGAAAAATTAACTGTTAATTTTCACCGCAAACGCCTGACAGCCGATCAAAACCTTTACGTCCGCGTGGGCGACTTCATTCAATATGGGGAGAGGTTTTATGAAATTGTACGAACCTACAACGATACACGCTACTACTTTGGTCAAGTTGAGCATAAGTTTCAAATAACCGCCGACTGCGTTCAAGCCCGAGCCGGCAACTTTCAGGTGATGCCGGGAATCACGCGTCCGGTCGACACAGCCGTTGATACCGTTGATGGCTCTACAGCACCGGAACCTCGAAGTGCTCCCTATCCTCCGGTTGATGCTGATTACATTACGTTAACTCGAAATACTAAATTAGTTAATGGTCGTTATTTGGCCGCCGGCACCGGCATTACATTGACGGATGGTGGTCGCATGAGTGCCCTTACAATTTCGGCTGCAGGCACGAATGCGACCGGCCCAACTGGCTCTTTGCAATTTCATTCATCGGCGGGCTCCTTTAGCGGAAGCTCTGCGCTTTTATTTTTAACTGCTAGCGATACTTTGTCTTTAACGGGTGACATGAGTGCCTCCGTTAATATATCGGCCTCTGCGTTTTATGGCGATGGGTCTAAATTATCAGGAATCTCAGCCACCGATAGCGTGTTTTCTACCCTTACGGCCACTGCAGCCTATACTACGAGCAGCGTGTCGTTTGGTACCAGCAATACACCCGATCATACTGTATCTATCAGCGGGTCTCTGTCGGCTAGTGTGAATGTCTCAGCTTCGTCGTTTTATGGCGATGGCTCTAAATTAACAGGAATTTCGGCCGCCGACAGCGTGTTTAGTGTTCTTGATGCTAGCAATGCCTATACCACTAGTAGCCTAAATGTGGGGGGAACCACTAGCCCATCTTCACAACTCTATGTGTCGGGATCTACGCACCTATCGGGGGCGCTTATACACCAGCGTACATTGGTATCTGCAGCCACTTATACGTTGCTGACAACGGATTATTTTGTAGGCTCAGATACTACATCCAACACGGTGACCCACACGTTACCAGCCGCGGCTGGCTTTACTGACGGACAAACTTTTGTGTTTAAAGATGAGGGGGGAAATGCTTCTTCTAATAACATTATTATCTCGCCAACATCTCCTGACACTATTGACGGAGTGACGGGCGTTCGGATAGGGAGTAATTACGGTTCGATAAATATTTATACGGATGGGGTAAGTGCTTGGTATATCTATTAATTTGTAACTTTCTTTGAAAAACTTATTTTAGTTTGCCTTTTTCGTCGTGGGATGACTAATTGATACATAAAACGGATGTGAATTTGGGTTTTTGCTTTATCTGCCCCTCCTAGGATGGAGTCCGCGCGTGATGCTCTAAACGCTAATCGTATAATTACCCGTTTTGCCAACACAATCTATAGGAGGATTTAAAATGGCTTATAAATTTCAGGATGGAGCGGCTGCTCTATCCGGTAACTTAACACTCAATGGACCTTTCGATCTTTTGTTCGGAACGGACAGTGAGTCTACAATTGGTACCACCGGTAACCGCCCTGCAACGGTTTGGGCTGATGATATGCGTGCTACCACTCTTTACGGTGATGGTTCTAACCTGACAGGCATTTCGTCTGACAGTGTTGATGTTACGGGATCTGGTGCAAACTTGGACTTGATGCTTGTCATGTCTCAGACGGCTAGCTCTGACGGCGCTGCCATTGCTGTGGCAACTAGTGATGGTTCTACTAACCCGAGCAATGCACTTCTCACCTTTAATCCGAGCAGCGGCTTGCTCTCGGGCTCCGGTGCGCTTAATGTTGCGTCTTGGTCGGCGCAGAATGGTGCGTTATCGGAAGCTGGCGCCTTTACGGGTGCTTCGGTTGATGTAAGTGGTAAGATCGACGGCGCAACTGGTGTCGACGTTAACGGCACAAACATTGTTGATTCGAGCCGCAACGCGGCAAACCTAGGAACCATTTCTGGTTCTGGTCAGATCGCCGGACAGAAGCTTCTGCTTCAGGATGGTGCGACGATTGGTGTTGTAACTACCGACGATGCAATCACTATTGCCTCGAATGGTGATGTTACTATTGATTCAAGCGCTACGCTTATTGCCACCACAGTCAGTGGTGCCAATCTGGATGTTAACGCTTCCACTGCTGATTTCTTGCAAGGAAATGTTGTGATGGATCAGAACGGTATGCACATCAACGCTAACTACGAGTTTAGTCTCAGTGGTGGTGTGGGTGCTAACTTTGTTCCGAGCAACGATGGTGTTATTGACCTTGGCTCTTCCACCAAAGAATGGAAGGACCTGTACATTGACGGTGTTGCATACATTGATGACCTCAGAGCTACAACTCTGGGCGCCGCACTTGATGCTAACAACCAGGCAATCACCAACATTAACGTTGATGGCGGTGCTATTGACGGAACTCCCATTGGTGCTGCCTCGGCAGCCGCAATTACTGCGACCAACCTCACTTCTACGGGAGTGACGTTACTTGGTAATGCTGTTACTGATTTTGTTCAGATGTCGGGAAGTGCTTTCATGGCTAGTGGCGTACGCTATACTGGTCTTGAGAATCCGGCTGCCGGCGTAACCACGGTTTTGGCGTCCTTGACGTCTAGCTATTTGGTTATTAACGGTAGTGCTGAAACTACTGTTAACTTGCCTGCCGCTCCGGTCCATGGTGACTGGCTTGCAATTAAGCGTTCTGCTGCTATGGCTAACGACGTCATTGTAAGTAAGAATGGTGGTAAGGACATTGATGGTCAATCCACCGTCACTCTTGACAGTGCTGGTGCTGCTATTACTCTGGTCTATGATTCGGGTACTGATGACTGGCACATCTTCTAAGAAGACAATTCTAGCTTCTCTTCGGAGATAGCTATACAAACTGGGGTGGGTATCTTTCGGGATACCCACCCTTTTGTGTTCTGGGTTCTATTTATAGCATGGCATACAAATTTGCAACTGGGTCCGTTAATCGTGGGGACATCTATAATGAAGATGATGCCCAGGGAAACACTTATTTAGATTGGTCTGAGGACGCCATAGGTTTTGTGGCCGGCGGCGAACTGTGCATGGCGATCTCTGGGTCTACTAATGAGATTAGCTCCTCCCACAACCTATCGGCATCAGCTTTCTATGGCGACGGCTCGAATCTGGAAAACATCACAGCCACAGCATCCCCAGCCGGATCCGACACAAACGTTCAATATAATGATGGCGGTAGTACGGGCGGCGACTCTGGGTTTGTTTATGATGGCTCCGTCGTAACCGTGTCGGGCTCGGGTATCCCCTTGGTCGTCGATGGCGCCATCAGTTCTAGTCGTGCCCTTTATGCAACAGATTTGGTATTAAAGACTAATGAGTCCAGCGGAATTGCTACACTTTATATCGAAGGCACCAATGGCACTGAAATCATTGGTATGACCGGCGGCGGCATGAACATCCTCTCCCAGGGCGGCGATCTCCACCTCGTCTCCTACGACGCGATCTCCTGGGGTACCGACAATACGTATTGGAAAATGAGTTTAAGCACCGACGGTGATCTCAGCCTCCCATCCATGTCTGCCGCCAATACCAAGGGACGGATACATGTTTCCGGAAGCGACAGCGACAATCTATTCTATACCAATTCGGACAGCAATGATGACGTTTTCGTTGTCTGCGGCGACGGCAACGTCGGCATCGGCACTGCTAGCCCCAGCAGGCAGCTCGACATCGAAGGCGCTGATAATGCCCTCATACAGTTTAATGCTACTAACTATCGAGCTTATTCTATGGGATCTGACGCGTATGGGTTCACTATCTTTGATGATAGCACTGGCGGTATACCCGGATACCGCTTTGTAATCTCAGACCAAGCCGACGCACTCGGCTATGTAGGTATTGGTGCCGGCGCAAGTATTGCGGGAAGCAATCACCCGGACGCCCTTCTTCATCTTTCTTCATCCGACGACGGACAAATCTTCCGAGCCGACACCACCGAGGGTACGACCGTACTGTTTGCTACGGGCTCAAACCGAGTAGGCATAGGCACTTCATCACCGGACTATACTCTCGACGTAGCCGGAAACGCCGGATTTGACGAGTACCTCTATCATAATGGGGATGCCGACACGTTCATTAGACTTGAAGATGACACAATCAGTTTAGCTGCTGGTGGTAGAACATTTATAAAAATAGAAGAAGGAAGCCAAGACAAAATGATTATTAATCATGGCGCGCTTGATATTGATTTAAAGGTGGGCGGCGAAAATCAAGTAAATCTTATTAGAACATGCGCAGAATTCGATAAAGTCGGAATCTGCTATGCTCCGAGTTCTACCGAGGACCACGAGCTAACAATTGCCGGCAACGTATCGGCTTCTGTGAATGTTTCTGCGTCTGCCTTCTATGGCGACGGCTCTACATTAACCGGCGTGGCAACTGCAATTCATGATCCTTGGGTTAGTGGGTCCGCTCATGGGTCCGCTGATACTTATAAGCGCCTGATGAGTACGACGGGGAGCATTGACATAGATGGTTATGGCTTTACGGATGGAAGTACGGTTAGCTTTGATAGTCAGTTTGACACAGACGGGCATTCAGCTGGTACACTAACATTTAACAGTCCAGTGAGTTTAAGTTTGGTGCTCACGGCATCAGCCCAAACTGGGTCCTATGACATGACTATATCAAACACCGATGGACTCTCCTACACGCTGACCAATGGTTTGCAGGTCGCGGGTACTATTACTACTAATATTGATAGTAATGCCAAAGTGGCTGCAAATCGCACCAATACCACATATACCACTGTTTATGGGATCGGACAGAGAAGTGGATTTATAAGGACAAATACAGGGTATGGTTGGGATAGTGGCGCCGTTACTCTCGCTGAGATAACTGATGGCAGTAGTGGATATATTGAGTTTATGCCTACCGCTGACCAGTTAACTGGGGATTACTACATGATAGGGTTGGCGTATACTGGAAGCAACCCCGCGGCATCTAATAATTATACGGAGATAGATTATGCACTGTACTGTTACGAGGGCGGACAAACGGCTCCCTATTACTTGGTATATGAATCTGGTACCGAAAGAAGTACCGCCCGGGCCCAGGTAGATTTCTCGGAAGACAGGCTATTTCGAGTCGAGGTAATAGATGATACCGTGAAATACAGATATAGCGATGATCATGGCGATAGTTGGACAGATTTGTATACTTCTGGTGTAAGTGTAGATATAGCTGGTAATGGTCACTTGGTGGGAATGTTTGCCATTTATAAAACTGGTGCCGATGCCTCGACCATGGCCACCCGGACTTGCATTGAAAATATTAAGCTTAATGGCGTACTTACAAATTACGAATAATACATCTATTAGTCATTTCCTCATCTTACGAACTATTTATTTTTGACGCGATGTCAGATTTGGAGTAATTCTATGTCTTCACTGTTAGAAGAAGCGATTGTTGACGCTAAAGCCCTTAAGGAAGCCGCACTTAAAAACGCCGAAAATGCTGTATTAGAGAAGTATTCGGCCGAGGTTAAGGGCGCCCTCGACACCCTTTTAGAACAGGACGAGCTTGATCTCGGCCTGGGTCTGGAGGACCCAGAGGCCTCTGCTGTTGCGGCAGCCGATGCTACTTTTACTGAAGATGTTCCCTATGCTTTTCAGACTGAAGAATTGGGTGCCCCAGAAGAGGCGGATTTAGTGGAAATTGATTTTGATGCCCTCAAAGAGCGCATCGATCAGGAAGAAATTGATCCTGCTTCGTTAATGGTTGCAACTGAAGTAGCGGAGGAGTTGAGTGAAGGGGTGGATGATGACACCACTTTTCTAGATCCGGGCGAATCTGAGAGCGCCGGGGGCGAAGAAGCTGGCGAAACCGCCGTTGACATGACTCATACCACCGACGCTGGCTCAGCGGCTGCCGAAGAGGAGTCGCATGCAGCGATGAAAAATCTAGAAGAAGACGAAGACATCAATCTTACTGAAGAAATGCTGGCCGATCTTATTGAAGATCTGGTTGTTGACATGGTCCCTCGACCACAGGGATGGTCATCTATTAACTCTGCCGACAACAGCATTGAGCAAGCCAACAACGATGCCATGGCCAAGGCCCAGGGTGCTCACCTGGAAGAAGAAGAAGAAATCGAAGAAGATGCATCAACGGCACCTGATGTGGTGCCCGACGACACGCTGGAGGAGTCCCGCGTCGTTGAACTTAAAGAATCACTAAAAGAGCTATATGCCCTTTTAACTGAATCCAAGACTCAGCTGACTCAGCTGAACTTGGAAAACGCCAAGCTTGTTTATCAAAACAAGGCACTTAGCAGCGCCTCCTTGAATGAGCGACAAAAAAATCAAATTGTCGAAGCTGTTCAATCCGCCACTTCTGTTGAAGAAGCAAGTATGATCTATGAAACAATTCAAAACGCAGTGGGGGCAACGGCTGATCCCCGTGTACGCCCACAGACACTTCGTGAAGCAGTTCAGAGACCTACATCGCTTTTGATCAATTCTAAGAAAAACAACACGGCAAAACGCGATCCTAAGATGGATCGTATGCTGCGTTTAGCAGGTTTGAATAAATAACAATAACATACTAGGAGGTTATACAAAATGTCTATTGTACAAAAATTAACCGAAGGTATTGTCAATCGTGACCTTTCTGCGGAAGGTTCTGCTCTGATTTCCAAATGGGAACAGACGGGCCTTTTAGAAGGTATCGGCGATGATGCCAATCGGAACGGTATGGCCCGATTGCTTGAGAACCAAGCAAAAGAGCTACTCCGTGAGTCGTCCAGCATGGCTGCTGGCGACGTTGAGGGCTTTGCGGCTGTCGCATTCCCCCTCGTTCGCCGTGTTTTCGGCAATCTGATCGCCAACGATCTCGTTAGCGTTCAGCCGATGAGTCTCCCCAGTGGCCTCATCTTCTTCCTGGATTTCGTGTATTCGCCAAATCTAGGACCAAACGACACTATTACATCGCGCCTCGGCAACATTGCTGATGAGTCGATTTATGGTGGCGACGAAGTTGGTTCCCAAATCACCGGCGGCATTACGCTGACGGGCGTTTGGGCAGAGCGTGGACCGTATGCTCTTAACAACGGTTTCTCCTCTCCAACTGGATCAACCAATATTAACTTTAATCTTTCTGCTAAGGTTACTCCGCTGCAGAAGGGTACTTATGGTAATGGTGATGCAACTCTGGATCGTCTCTGCCAGTATGATCCGGGCCTTACGTCTGGTTCGTCTGTTGTGGCGTTCTATGAACTTCAGCGCACAGAGCTGACGGGTACGATTTCGAATACTCAGTTTAACTATGATGATTTGATTGCTCTTACTTTTGACACAAGCACTGTTTCTGGTTCGCAGCTGCGTCGTTTGACTCAGTTCTCCGGATCGGACCGCGATAACAACGTTATCGTTGGTTTCTTGGGTTCCAGTACTGCTGCTGTGTTGACTTCGTCGATCGAGCAGGGTACCATTGACGGTCACCCGGGCCAGACACATCCGTTGTCATTCCCGTCTGTTGACCGCTTCCAGGCTGGAGGCGCCGTTGGTTCGGTGGCTGCATCCACGACGTGGGGACTGGAAGGCAGTGAGCGAATCCCTGAGATCGACATCAAGGTCGACTCGGTGGCCGTCACCGCGATCACTAAGAAGCTCAAGGCCAAGTGGACCCCGGAGTTGGGACAAGATCTTAACGCCTACCACAACCTTGATGCCGAGGTCGAACTTACTCAGATTCTGTCTGAGCAGATCGCCCTTGAGATCGATCGTGAGATCCTTGACGACCTCGTCCGCGGCGCAACCGCTGGCGTTCGTTACTGGTCCCGCGCTGCTGGTCGCTTCGTTAATCGCGAAACTGGTGCAGAAATTGGTTCGTCCACTACGCCAGACTTCACGGGTAACGTGAGTGAGTGGTATGAGACTCTCATTGAGACCATCAATGACGTCTCCGCACAGATCCACCGCAAGACTCTCCGTGGTGCTGCTAACTTCGTGGTGTGTTCACCTGAAGTTGCCAACATCCTTGAGTTCACGGCTGGCTTCCGTGCCAATGTGACTGCTGATAGCGACCGCGGCGACGCGGGTGCTGTTAAGGTTGGTTCGCTTTCGAAGAAGTTCGACGTTATCGTCGATCCTTACTTCCCGCGTAATCTGCTCCTTGTGGGCCGACGTGGAAGTAGCTTCCTTGAGAGTGGCTATGTGTACGCACCTTATGTGCCGCTGCAGACCACGCCTACTATCTTCGGCGTCGAGGACTTCGTACCTCGCAAGGGTGTCATGACCCGTTACGCCAAGAAGATGGTGCGTCCAGATATGTATGGTCTCGTGATCGTTCGCGACATGAATGACTAGTCATACCTGACGTAAGGTCAAAATAGTTAAAGCCCCGTCTCTTTTGAGGCGGGGCTTTCTATTTAGTAATAGTATAATCGAGGCACTTTAATGGCAATCCCTAATCTTAATCCATCATCTACAACAAATTCAAATGTTTTAACATCCACCGGTTCTGTTTTAAATGTCGCTGCTACGTTGCCGTTTGGTATTTATGCGGGATCAGATGCCTTTCTCTCCGGCGCCTCCGATCAGGTTGCCTATACATATAAGAAGCTGGGCGGAGATGTGCTCGACATCGAGTTGGCCGAAGGAAATGTTTATGCGGCCTATGAAGAAGCAGTATTAGAATATTCTTACATCTTGAACATCCATCAGAGCAAAAACTCACTTTCGTCACTGATGGGCGCCCAAACAGCATCTTTTGACCAAGATGGTCAAATTCTAAGTACAGATCCATTGGCAGGAACCGATGTAAGCTTAAGGTATCCTCGGTTTGATTATGGCTTCGCTCGCCGCGTATCCGAACGCTCCATTACAGAAACGGGCCTCGGGGGCACACTTCCCATTTATTCGGCATCTATTGATCGGATTGCAGAACAACAGGATTATGACCTGCAATCAATCATCTCAGCCTCTTCTGCGAATATAAATAACACAGGAACCTTGAATTATTATGGGGAAGTGGATGATAAGCGAGTGGTGATTCGAAGGGTTTATTTTAAAACGCCCCGAGCAATGTGGCGCTTCTATGGCTATTATGGAGGCTTTTCGGTGGTCGGTAATCTGCGTACTTATGGACAATATGCAGATGATTCAACCTTTGAAATCGTTCCCACTTGGCAAAACAAGCTTCAGGCTCAAGCATACGAAGATGCTATTTGGACGCGTATTTCGCATTATTCATATGAGCTAAAAAACAATCAATTGCGTCTTTTTCCGCAACCGGACTCTACAAGCCCGGAGAAGTTTTGGGTTGAATTTACAATTGAAAATCAATTTAAACCATGGGAAGATGGAACAGGACAGCCCAAGAGCGGCATCGAAGGTATTAACAACATGAATACCCTTCCTTTCCAGAATCTACCTTATGAGAACATTAATGCCATAGGTAAGCAGTGGATCCGTCGGTTTGCGCTCGCTCTCACTAAGGAGATTTTGGGCCAAGTGCGCGGCAAGTTTTCTACGGTTCCCATTCCAGGTGAGAGTGTTACACTGAATGCGGCTGACCTTCTGGCCCAAGCTAAAGCCGAACAAGACGGCCTGCGAGAAGAGCTCAAAGCCACATTGGATGAGCTCACCTACTCTGAAATGGCGTCCACCGATTCTACTATGCAAGACTCTACTGCCAAAGTCTTACAAAATGTTCCCGCCGGCATCTTCGTAGGATAACGGAGAACATAAACAATGGCGCGCAGCAAAAGAACACAGCAACAGATTCTTGATACTAAAGCTTCTGAATTTGATTATGTCGGCGACAAAGAGGTAGAAGGCAAACTTCAAGAAATAGAAATAATGCCGTCTAGTTTGGAAACAATCGACCGCGCTATGATGAGGTTTATTAATGAAGACCTTAACATTTCTGCCGTAAGCAATGAAGGGTTTCGAAAAGTTCCGGTTTTATGGGTCAGCGCAGAGCGCTCCTATCAGATAAAGGGAGACGAGGCCAAGGAAAGATATAATGCCGAACAATTTTTAGAATTGCCTTTGATCACTGTTGATCGAGCATCTGTAAACAAGGATCCCAACATGAAAGGCACCGTGTACGCCAATCTCTATGCTATTCCGGATGCTCAAGGGGGTGTTATTACAGTCGCCCGGCAAATAAATCAAAAGAAAACGTCAGAGTTCCAAAATGCATATGCGGCGCGATCCTATGGTCCCAATAAGAATGTTGCAGGGAAGATGAAAAATTCAAATAAGCGCAACATGTCAACCCAGCGCACTGTTTATGAAACTATTTCAATGCCTATCCCGACGTGGGTAACTGTTAATTATGAAATTACGCTCCGCTCTGAGTACCAGCAACAAATGAATGAGATGCTCCGACCTTTTATTACGGTACCTGGCAACTCTCGCATGCCTGCTCGCATTAATTATGAAAATCATTTTTATGAAGTTTTTATTGACGGCTCTTTTAACAACGGATCAAATGTGAGCGACATGGGAATGGAAAGGCGAAATTATGCACAGACAGTCAACATCCAGGTTCTGGGATATTTAATTGGCGAAGGCGATAACCAGGAGAAGCCGGTCATTGTGAAGCGTCAAAATGCTGTAGAATTTAAACTTTCCCGCGAAAAGGTGATTTTTGGGGATATACCCGATAATATTAAGGGGGGATTTTATAGAGATTAGATTCTATTGCGCCATGCCAATACTATTTAATAACGATATCCCACGTTTAGGAGATTAAAACGAATGTCAATTAAAAATTATAAGTTTGTATCGCCCGGAGTTTTCGTAAATGAGATAGATAACTCCCAAGTTCCTGCATCTCCGGCCGGCATCGGTCCGGTTGTCATTGGAAGGGCAGAATCAGGGCCCGCCCTACGGCCCGTGACGGTGGACTCTTTTTCCGAATTTGTGCAAATTTTCGGTAATCCGTCCCCAGGCAACGCTAATGGCGATGTATGGCGCCTTGGTAGTTGGAACGTAACCGCTCCGACGTATGGTGTTTATGCAGCTCAGGCCTACCTGCGCAACAGTTCTCCTTTAACTTACATTCGACTTTTAGGCTCTCAAGATGGCGCCGCAACCTCTGCCGCCGGCAGTCAAGCTGGCTGGGATGGCGGCAGCAATGGTAACGCGTGGGGACTTGTGGTCTTTGAACCAGAGGATTGGGCGGTTTATGGAACCGGCTCATTGCAGGGTGTCCTGGCGGCAGTATTTTATACTACCGATTCTAGCACTATCTTAAATTTAAGTGGCACAGTGATGATGTCTGCGACCGCATCAGTGCCCGCATCTCCAACTCCGACTGTCTGGGCCGATGGTGACAACCACCAGGGGGCCAACCTTATTGTTAAAGATAACGGGAGTGCTTATAATTTTAAGATGGTTATCGATAATGTTGATGGTAACAGTAATTCACTTACGACCGATTTTAACTTTAATGTTTCAAGTACCAAATATTTACGCAAGGTTTTCAACACCACTCCTGCTCGTACTAATAGTTCTTTGGTCGACAACGAAAGTAATGTGTGGCTTGGAGAGAGTTTTGATAGGCACCTTAAAGCCAATTTAAGTGGTACCGCCGGTGAAACCTATGCCGCCATTGTTAACCTCAAAAACACAACCAATAGTAATACCGGTAACGATTTCCGGAGTGCCCTCCAGTCCGCACAAACACCTCAGATTATTGGATGCGACGTCGCCCAGCGTGCCACCTCGGCTAATAGTTTTGATGTGCAGGCGATGCCCTCCTTGTTCAAGGTTGTTGCTCTTAATGAGCCGGGCGACTGGTCTAATCGTAACCTCAAGGTTTCGATTCAAGACATCAAGGCGCCTACTAATGAATCTAATGATTATGGTACTTTCTCCTTGGTTGTTCGTTCCCTGCGCGACTCCGATAATGTCGTTCAAGTGGTGGAGCAGTTCAATGATTTGAATCTTAACCCTGAATCGGTTAACTATGTTGCGCGCAAGATTGGCGATAAATACCTGTCATGGAATGCTACCGAGCGTCGTTATGTGCAAGAAGGCGAATGGGGTAATGTTTCTGACTACATCCGCGTTGAGATGAATCAAGAAGTGGTTGGGGACAACCCTGCGCTGTTACCTTTTGGATTTAAGGGTATGGTAAAATATCTCGATGAATCAGGAAGCCTAGGCGATGGTCTCGCAGTGGAAGCTGGAGTGAGAGCGACTGGCAACTGGATTACCGGTTCGGCCGGCGGCGTCAGCGGCTCGGGTCGCCCTGTGGATCTGATTAACGATGCGACAGTGCATTATAACAGCGGGTCTGTGTTCATCTTTAGCGGCTCCTTCCTGAGCGCATCGATTCTTTATCCGGCGCCCGAACTGCGCGTTAATGCGAGCGATGGCAACCTCACCAATAAGACTGATGCTTACTTCGGTATGCAAACCAGTCGTACGGCAGGTTCCACCACTTTTGATGCGTCTAACATCGACTTGCTGCGTCCTCGCGGAGGTATGGTCGGGGATATGTTCGGCGGTGCTGTCGCTGGGGTAAGCGAGTTAAGCATGTTCTTTACTCTGGACGACGTTAGTGGTTCTGATGGAACGTGGGTTTCGGGCTCTCATGCTCTGGGAACTTCTCTTACTTGTGTTAACGGTGCAATTTCTGGCGTTCTGGATGCGGGTTTCGACCGCTTCACGGTTCCGTTGTACGCCGGCTTTGACGGTCTAGATATTCGAGAGTTGGATCCGTTCCGCAACTCGGCCTTCCCCGACAGTCCCACCGACGCGAATAGTTACATCTTTAATTCAGTACGTCAGTCAATTGACGCTGTGGCTGATCCTGAGGTGGTAGAAATGAATCTCGCCACCATTCCAGGTCTGAAGCAGTCTGGGTTGACAAACCAGTTAATTAATGTGTGCGAAGATCGTGCAGATGCCCTGGCAATTATTGACCTTGAAGGCGGCTTCCGCCCTCGGGCCGAAAGCACGACTTACGCTAGAAACAACACTGCTAGTGAATTAAACAGTATTATTAAGACATTGCGCGACCGCGCACTGAACACGTCATATGCGTGTACCTTCTATCCGTGGCTCCGTTGCCGCGATAGTATCAATGGTACGATGGTTTGGTTACCCCCGTCTGTTGCTGCCCTGGGAACTTTCTCAAGCTCTCAGAAGAAAACCCAGGTTTGGTTTGCTCCGGCCGGCTTTAACCGCGGCGGACTTACCGAGGGCGCGGCAGGAATCCCTGTTCAGGACGTATCTCACCAGTTACGTCGTAAGGACCGAGATGATCTTTATGCAGCCAACATTAATCCGATTGCTAAGTTCCCCGCAGAAGGCATAGTGATCTTTGGCCAGAAGACGCTGCAGATTACACCTTCCGCGTTGGATCGCATTAACGTGCGACGCTTGATGATCTTCCTCAAGAAGCGTATTTCTCAGGTGGCTGCAACCCTCTTGTTTGATCCTAATGTTCAGACAACATGGACACGCTTTGTTTCTCTGGTTACGCCTATCTTGGCTGATGTGAAGACAAACTTTGGCCTTTCGGACTACAAGTTGGTTCTTGATGAGACAACGACTACCCCGGATTTGGTGGATCGTAACATCATGTATGCTAAGATTTTCTTGAAGCCGACTCGTGCAATTGAATATATTGCTATCGACTTTAACATCACACGTACCGGAGCGTCATTTGATGATTAATAATGTGGGAGGTTTTAATCTCCCACACTATATAACTTAGGACTTATAAGGAGACACCATACAATGCCATTTTGGACCAGCGCTTTATCGGAGCCTAAACGAGCACATAGATTTATCTTAGACATTCCGGGACTTGTTGATCCCGACGAAGCGTTCACATACGCAAAGTACCTGGCTAAGTCGGTTACCAAGCCGAGCTATACAGTGGGCGAAGCATCCCATAAGTTCTTGGGTAATACGTATTATTATCCGGGATCTGTAGAGTGGGGCGACGTTACTATGGTTATAGTTAATGCTATCAATCCCGATAGTAATCAGCTTTTAATCAACGCATTGGCTGGTATGGGCTATTTGCGTCCGGACATTCAGGAAAACGTGGTATTGGCGGGCCAGGCCCCCGGTACCGTTAATAAAAAAGACGCTCTTAACGAGCTTGGGATTGTAACAATTCAAGAGGTTAATGGCGAAGGCGGTCTCGTTGGCGAATGGCAACTTATCAATGGTTGGGTTAAAAGCGCTACATTTGGTGATTTAAATTACGATCAAGATACAGAATTACTTAATGTTACGATCACAATGAAGTATGATTATGCTGTATACACTTCTGGCCCCGCCGTTAAATTTGCGACCGGAGTCTAGAGGAGCCAGAAAGAAGGTAATTAATGGCCCGAAAAAGAAATTCAGAACGGACGAGGGCGCCCGTACCTGAAGATAACTCATCTAGCGCCCCACTTGCAGCTACCTCTTCCCCTACAGACATTTTTTCATTTGTTACTCCTACAGAATTTGTAGATTTACCGAGCAAAGGACGTTTTTATACTGAAGATAGTCCCCTCGCTGGGGTGGAAACTGTTGAAATTCGTCACATGACGGCCAAGGAGGAAGACATTCTCACCAGCGAGTCGCTTCTTCGAAAAGGTCTTGCCATCGACCGCTTATTGCAGTCTTTATTAGTAGATAAGGGTCTTGATTTGGGCGCATTTTTGGTCGGAGATAAAAATGCTTTAGTCATCGCCTCGCGCATTACGGGTTTTGGCTCCGAATATGAGACAACCATTACGTGTCCGGCTTGTGCGAATGCTTCCGAGGCCACATTCGATCTAGAATCATTAACACTGAAGACCGCCGAGGAACTACCCGAAGAGGTAACAGCCACAGAGGGCGGCACATTTACATTTACGCTTCCTACTACACAGGTAATTGCTGAAGTGCGACTTTTAACTGCTGGAATGGAGTCTAAATTATCAGCCGAGACGGCGCGCAATAAGAAAATGAATCTCCCTGACTCACGCAGTACCGATTTGCTTAAAGCAGTGCTCGTATCTGTTAATGGAGTGACCGACGCTGCAATGCTGAAGAAATTTGCAACGTTTATGCCAACCAAAGATGCCCGGTACCTCCGTAAGGCATATGATCTTATTAAACCAGACGTAGACCTAAACCACGAGTTTACGTGCGAGACCTGTTCTCATAGTGGAAAGGTGGTAATGCCGTTGACGGCAGACTTTTTTTGGCCTAGCATCTAATTATCAGGCTGCCGTTTACGAAGAATTGTTTCTTCTCAAACATCATGGAGGTTGGTCCTTTTTTGAGGCCTATAATTTACCTATCCAATTAAGACGATGGTTTGTGGAAAGAATAATTAAAGAGTTTGAGCGGGAAGCTAAACAGTTTGATGAAGCGGTGAATCGCAAATAGATTCACCTTTTTGGTTGATGAACTAATTACTTTGTTGGGGCCGACATGTCGAAAAACATTCATTTATTGTTAGATCAAAGAGACACCACACCTCTGTGTGAAAACGTGTACAGTAAGTTCGCGTCTGACGTGCATTTTTTAATGCAAAGTCTTTATGGTGGACGCGCCCCAGACCTAAAAGTTTCGATGTCGGGGGATCAATCTCAGATTATGTCTTTTTTTACCGCCTTACAACGAGAAAAAAGATACATGGATTCATATTTGAAGCATGGTCTTGGCGATGCTCAGACAATGGCCTCTCGTTATCAGCTCGATGCCGCTGTCAAACAATTTGAATTTGAAACTGGCCTACGTTGGCCGTTTACTCATTAGGAGATCTTTAAGTGAGTAATTTAACTGATGAAACAGTTTCGAAACTTAATGACCTTTTAAAGGAGTTGGCCGCTGAACACCGCCGATCCAGACGCGGGCGGGAGAACCAGCAAGGTGCGGCCCCTGACTCTCCCTCTCCCGCACACCGCGGCCAGTCTGGTGATCTGTTTGCGGGAATGACGACCGCCGAAGCGCAAAGAGAGATAGAGAAGTTAGATAAAAGACTTATTGAGCTCCGCAAGTCTGCTGATAAGACCCAAAAGAGCTATTCGTCCCTCACAGAATCTATTGACAAGGCTTTTAAAACAGAGGAGATCCAGCAAGCGACGAAGCATGCTACAGAGTATAAAAAGATTCTCCAAGAGCTTAAAAACGACCTTGCAGCCGCCGGCGACGATACGACTAGATTGGCTGACGCCCAACGGAAGGCGGACAACGCGCTCGACGACCTAAGTGATGCGACCAAAGAAGCCTCCGCGGCTCTGGGAGCCGAGGAGGGCCTCTCTAAGGAGCTTGCCCAAGTAGGGCAGTCAATGTTTGGCCTCAATCTTACGACCGGTGGTACTACTGAAAAGCTTTTAAATTTGGGCAAAAAGATGGGCGATGTCGGCGCCGAGAGTGGGTCCATGATAAAAGCTTTTGGCTCCGCCGGCAAAGCAATGGGATTGGCGTTTGCTACCAAGATTGTTGACACATTTATGGAGTCGACAAAGCAGCTGATGAAAGAGCAGGATAAGGCCATTTCTTCTTTCCGACGCGCAACAGGCGCCGGAAAAGAATATAATCTCGAAATGGCCGCAATGGAGCGCCGCAACTTTGCAGCCGGGATCAGCGCAGAAGCTGTCTCGAAGGCGTACAACGTCTTATACACCTCATTCTCTCAGTTTACTCAACTAAACCAAACCGAGCGTGAAACCCTTAGCGAGACGACCACACTTTTAGAGACGCAAGGGGTTCAAATGGCAACTAGCGCCAAAATTATGGACCAATTATCTCGAAATTTAGGCCAGGGCCCCACTTCAATGAATGAGACAATGTTGCGCTTGGCAGGAAACGCGCAGTCCTTAGGGGTGTCGATGGATCAAATGGCTAGCGACTTTGCGGGCGCAATTACTGAATTGTCGAAGTACGGCGATCAAGCTATAGAGGTTTTTGAGGATCTTTCCAAGCAAGCTAAGGCAACCGGCTTGGCAGTTGGTGATTTAATGGGAATCGCTCAGCAGTTTGATCAATTTGATACGGCGGCAAAGTCGGTCGGGCGCCTTAATGCTATAATGGGTGGCCCGTATCTTAACTCGATCGACATGCTGAATGCTTCTGAAGCCGAACGGATAGAATTATTACGCCAATCGGTGGATGCCGCTGGAATACAGTTCGACTCGCTGGGACGATTTGAGCAACAAGCTATGGCCGCGGCCTTGGGCATGAAGGTTGGTGACGCCCGGCGCCTTATGAAGATGTCCACGGACGAAATGAAGCTTCAAGCCCTCCAGCAAGAGGAGTTGGCCGAGTTAGCCCGCAATTCTCAAGAAATTATGGATCAAATAAAAAATGCTATGAAAGCGTTAGCAGTTGATTTCCGTCCTCTTATAGAAAATTTAATTGTTCCTCTTATAGAGGCTATGGGTACATTTGCGCAGTGGCTAGGGAAGGCGGAGACAGGCTTAGGTCGATTTATTAAAATGGGACTTATAGCCGGCGGCATTGCGGCTCTTATTGCCGCGCCCTTTACGGGTGGCGCCACGCTTGCCATGTACGCCGCTTTGAGTGCTCTTGTCGGCGGCGGGATCGCTGCTGCTACCGTCGGTGCTGACACCGATACCCAAGAGATGGCCGCAACGCGTTATGCCGGATTCTCTGAAGGAACTGGCGTTAACCAAACTGTAGGCGACCGGTTTGGCTCAACACCCCGCATGCGCCGCATAAATGTAAGTGAAATTGGATCGGAAAAACTTACAGTCCCAGATCAGACAATAGTTCAAACACACCAGGATTTGCGCTTGGAAGTGCAAGGACGCAAAGAAATGCAAAAGTCGCTGAACGAGCAGACCAAGTTTCTAAAAGAAATGGCTGCCGGGAATCAAGGAGACACTTACATCAAGATCGACGACGGAAACAACTTCAGCACGACCGTTACACGTCAAGGGTCAAACGCTCTCTTCAGTCCCTTTGGCGGGAGGGGTAGATAAAAATGGCTATCACAGTTAAGAATCCCAATATTCCGGCGATCGACTGGGCTCTTCAGCGACCTGACGAATGGCGCACTAAGAAGTTTTTCTCAATTGTGATCGGCCATATCCCCACCAACAAAGAGGTGACATTTGAGGGATGGGTTACATCTTTTAGTGATGCTTACACATCTACGTGGGCAGAAGAAAACGTGTATGGTAGAATGGATCCTTTGGCGACGTTTGAAGGGACGCGTCGAGTTATAAGTGTAGAGTTCGCTGTGCCGAATGATTCTAAAACTCATGCCGCATATAACATGGGAAATTTACGACGTCTTATAAAGTTTATGTATCCCGTGTTTGAGCAGGGAGGACGCAGTATTCAAAATACCTTAAAGGCGCCCCCTCTTTTAACGATGAAATGGACAAATTTGGCTTCTAACGCTGATCCTTCTTTTCCTGAAGGGAAACTTGTTGGGTACATAAATGGCGGTGTTACTTATGCTCCAGAGGTGGGCGATGGTGGCTTCATTGCGGGCGGCATCATTGAGCATGGAGAGAAGTCAACTGATTCTGATCAGATAGCTGTTCGGAATTATTATCCGAAGACCTATTCCTTAGGCTTTTCTTTTAGTGTGTTGCATACTCATCTGCCGGGATGGGCTCCGGCCCCCGGTTCGGATCCTACGAAGACCACCTCTTATCTTTTCTCCGGAGATAAGCTCATCGATGCTCGCTATCCTAATGTTTTTGTAAACCCGGTTCCTGAGGATGTGATCCAGAGCCGCGCTAAATACGACGAAGAACGGCGCGCTAGGAGAGAAGATTCTTCATTTGAGGACGAGATTGAGCAGGACGAAATAGACGCAAGAGAGAACTTGCAGAGATCTGAGGCGGAACGGTGTGCTAACGAGATGGAGATGACCAATAATCCCGCATGGTCCTGCGGGGAGTGAGGGGCAAAGAGGAATTAAATAATGGGAAATCGCTATAGTAATAAAACAATTTTTAAGAATACCAACGAAATCTACGAGGAGATTTTTGAAAATCGAGACGTCCCCTACATTCGTCAATACGGCACCCCTATTTTAATGACTCCTAGCGCCCGCGAGCGCGCAGGTCTCACACGTATTCGTCACGTTTGGAGTGTGGGAGATAAATTTTATAAACTGGCCATAAAGTATTATAATAATGCTCAGTATTGGTGGGTGATTGCGCTCTATAATCAAGTGCCAACTGAAGCATCGGTGGCAATTGGAGATGTGGTTGTGATACCTCTTCCGCTTGATAGGGTGCTAAGAACGTTAAAGACCTAGAACTATGACTCTACAGGAAGCCAAATTTAAAGCCGCAGCGCTTGGAAACCCCAACAGTATTGTACAGCAGCAGGAAAGCGGCGCTCTCTCCGAAGCCGATTTTATAGTCGAGGTGCAGCGGCTCGCTGCCGAATCCGGCGATCCGGCCATCAACCCTGGCGCAGCTGGTGTAGACGAGATAGTAGCCCCTGAATTAAGCGAGGGCATAGAACATGCCTTAAAAATTTATGAAGACACACTAAGATTCGAGAAGGCTTATGAGCATTTCAAAGACCATTATGATGAGTTATATAAAGATGGTATTAAGGAGGCAACCAAGGACTGGGGCACCCGCTTCGCCGCAGATACTAACGACGCCGCCGGCGGCGCGTCTGGGATTGAAAACAAAGAAGAAGCTATTAAGTTTCTTACTGAGGATACAAATTTTGTAGCCTCAAAAACAACAATGAAACGGTTTGGCATGCTGACCGGTTATAACATGCAATACCAGCTCCCGACCGCGCTTGACGTCACAGTTGATCCACAAAAATGGTTTGAAAAAGGCTGGGGAAAGAGGTTCTGGACGGGAGCCCCCACTGAGGGAGACAGAGATAGAGCCCAGGACGCGGCGAACCTGAAATTTATCCAAAACCCCATATTGACCACCGGCCTGAGAGGAGTCAGTGACTACGTGCCCGATAACTTTGAAAATCTTCAGATGCCGGAGGGTACCCATTCATCCCTGGCCAACTTGGGCAGGTTGGCGGAAGGCTGGCTCACCCTCGGCGCCGATCCCGACTTTCACGATCGCAATGCCGTCACGAATGAGAATCGTGTGTTTGAATTAAGCGGAGAAGCAGGCATCGCCTCCGGCGTAGGCGGGTTATTTACTGCAACCAACATGGATTTTGAGCGCTCAGTTGTACTAGGTAAACATCCCTATTTGCAAAAGATGGGACGAGAAAAGTATAAAGTGGGCCAGCGCGGGTATGACGTCGAAGTGCGAAGCGGCCGCAGCGGACACTTGTTAGACCCAAATTATGTTTTTGCTTTGGGAAATCAGGGTGTCGCTGACTGGGATGCGTTGCGCGACGCTGCCAATGCGATAGGCAACGCCGCCACCACCCTGCTTAGTGAAGGTGGTCTGTTGAATCAGAAGCCCTTTAATTTGCTTCAAATGCGCGAGAGCGTCTTCAGTCCCTGGTTGGCTGACAACTGGTTCTATCCTAAAGAGACCGACCAGCCCGACGGAAGCGGATTGCGGAAGATCGATGGTGTTCCTGGTGGTGGGACGCCCCATCGTCTTTATCAATTTCCGGTTCTTCCGTATGATACCATGGTGTCGGATGCCTTAGCCAAGAAATATAACGACGCCTGGGACAGTCTTGAGGCGGATGAGGACGATAGGGAGGCGGCTAGACAAAAGGGTGTCGACATCGACGCGCTTCGGACTTCTTTTAGAGACACTTCTTACGACGCCGCCAAAGAGGCCGTTAAGGCTGCCTGGGGAGAATTGTATGAGGGGTTTGTTGCTAAGACCAACGAGCTTCATGGCCTTCATGTGCAAATACTTAGGTACCTGGAACTTCGGTGGGGGGGCAATGTTGATCTGTTGTTCAAGGACGAGGGCGGCGCCCTGTATGATGAGGGTTGGGAGAAGAACTTAGCGCGCGACGTGGAGCGTATTTTAGATGCTTTTGGCGCCGGCAAGCTTAAAGACAAAACCCCAGCACAGCGCCGTGAAGGAGTGCTCGGCGACACCGAGGAAAGGTTTGATAATCTCAGCGAGGACGCCCAGAAAAAGGCAGTTAATTATAAAACCTTGCGGCCTCTTGACATGCAATGCTTTTTGATGGAAAACATTGACCTCATTAGTC